GTAACCTTACCCATTGGAATACCCTTATTAAAATCCCCGCTAATGAGATAGTTAAGAGCGTAATTGTTGGTTGAGATCCAGTCTGTTGGGTCGTTGAATCCAACGGAGATACCGTCAATACTTTTTGTAATACTTTTGCGAAATTTTGATACATCAAATGGTTTTGCCATGATAGTTTTCCTTTACTTTAAAATAATTTTAGCTTGATTTTCTTTTTGAGAGTTTTTATATAAAACTTTTCTGTAATCAAATAATTTATCTTCTAAATCTACAATGTTTGCAATAGGTATCTGTTCTGCTACCAGTTTGATGTTATGCCTATTGGCCCAATCAATTGATTCTTTACTAAAAGGTATAGTTTCTTGTTTTAGTAAATTGATTTGAAAGGCAAATTCTAGATTTTCATAATTATAATTGTCCGAACAAGCTAGTTCTGTGTCAAAAAATTTAAACTTATTATAATACTGTCTACCTACATATGTATAGCCAAATGAAAAATTTACTACATCATTGTTGGTTACCATTTTGTCTACAAATGGATTAGCAAATACTTCCCACTTGTTTTCGGCCTTCATTTCTATATTTCCAAAACTATTCTCAAGTCTATGAATCCCCATATTAATTTCTCTATAAGGATAGATATACCCAATTTTTTCCAATAATGGGGCAGTTTTAATTTTCCTAATCTCGTCAGGATATTGTTCGTGCAGCATATTTCCAAAATAAGATCTAGTGGAGTTACTGCTCATCCTTAGTGCATCAATATTTAAAGTGTGATCGTGAGAAAAGGTCCAATCACAATGAATTTTGTTTAGAAATGATTGATCCACATAATTGTCTAAATTTGTTTCTTCAGGAAACGAAAATCCGAATAAATCGTAAAAAATTTCATTTGTTTTTGATATTGCCCAATGTAAATGAGTTATTTTTTGATTAACTTCTTTGTAAAAATCTCTTCCCATAGAGAAAGAATTTTGCGATTCAGAATTAACTTTTGATAAAAAGTATTCGAATAATTCATGATTGTATTTGACTTCAAAAGGAATAGTGTCCCCTGAGTTATCAAAAACTATAAAAAATTTCATATAATTGAGATAATGAAAGTTAGGGGCAATGCCCCTAACTGACTTATTGCTTGCTACGATTGCGAATCATTGCCAAAATGTCTTCGGCTTTTTGACTCGAAGGTTTAGCTGCTGGAGTTGCTACTGGTGCAGTTGCTACCGGTGCATCATCTTCCTCATCTGCATCAAATGGTGCAGATGACTGAACTGGAGCAGGTGCTACCTTAGCTACTGGTGCAGGTGCAGATTCTGCTGCATCGTCGTTACCCTTGCCACCAGTAAAACCGCTAGGCTTAAAGTATTGACTCCAACGATCTGGATCATATGCTTGACCATCTACACTTGCTTCAAACATTTCCTTGATCACTTTGAGTTCAACTTCGCCTGGACGCTTGGGCAAGAAATCGCTCAAGTTGTACAAACCAAAACTGTCAATAGCACTCTGCTCTTGTGCAGTGAGTGCAGTCTCCTTACGACTCCACTTGCTTGTTGAATAGTCTGCATAACCACCTTTACTGGTTTTCGTAACAGTGAAATCCAGACCAGCGGTGTAATCTGTAGGCATGCTTTCTAGTTCTGGGTCCATTAGTGCAGCCTTGATTAAATTAAAGATCTGGGGACTAATAACGAATCTACGAATAGGATTCTCTGGTGTTTTGTCATCCGCTAGTGGATTTTCTCTTACAAAACCTTGGAACAAGTATGACTTCTTCTTCCAATACTTACGACCCATTTCTTCCAGTCCTGGATCTTTGAACCAAGTACGTACCTCGGCTAGAATAGGACATGCGTCGCCATACATTTCTACACACGGTACTTGTACTACAACAGGCTTTGAATCTGCTTGTCCTTTGATTCCTGCAAACGGCAAGCGAATCATCAATCGCTCGACCCAAAAGAATGAGTTCTGTGTGTTAGCGTCTGGTAGGAATCGGATTTTTGCACTTGAGCCTTCTGGAATGTTCCAGTGTGCATAGATGGCGTTATCGCCTTGTGATTGTCCGCCTTGCTGACGGTTTTCTTGCGCTTGTAATTTAGCGCGAATTTCTGCTAAAGATGTGGCCATAATATTTCTCCTTGTAAAATGCCATAATGTTTGTGCCTAGATATACAACTGCACCGTGCAATTGTATAACATATGTATTTAGCATGTCAAATTAATTTCGTAAATTAATTTGAGAGCTCCGAATCCTTGACTTTGCCTACAAGTACAACTTTAGCCATTTATTACCGTATATTCATTATAGTCTTTAAATGAAAAACAAATTTCTCTATTATGATGTAAAATTGGAATTAATGCTTGTCTTATCTCGTTTAATTGGTTGTAGGACATATTTGCTATTCTGTCTATTTCTTTTTTAATATTTTCTAATCGTTGATATGGATTTTTGACATTATCGTAACTTTCGTCTATGTAAGGACTAAAAGTTTTAAACCCAAAACTTCTTATCTTTTCTAAAACTGCATGACCGCCCATTGATATAAATGGAACTCCAGCAAATAAATTTCGTACGGTTTTTTCGGTGAGCCAGGATGTGCTTAAAATATCTGTTTCTGCAACTATGTCCACAAAATACTTTCCGTATGGTTTTCGATTAGAACTGCAAAAATAGTCTAAACTAGGATAGCCATTGGTTGGAAAAGGTTGATCGTAATTTATAGGAGTGTTTTTTTGCGCCCAAGATATTTCATCTGCAAAAAAATCTTTAAGTTTATGATCATAAATCATTCCAATCTTTTTTTCTTGATAAGAAATAAATGAATCCTCAAGATAATTATCAAATAAATGTTTAACAATTATTAATCGGAAAAAAGTTCCTCTGTTGTACCATGCAGCAAATTTTTTCTCCAGTGGTTCATTGGTTATTTTTATTTCTTGAAAATGCTCAACAAGTGCAGCACACCACATAGGTATAGCTTCAAAAACAAATGTTGTCACACCGGTAATTGAAATTGGTTCTCTGCAAATAATTATACAGCTATCTTGATTTAAGTTTAAAAAATTTAGAATGTGTTCAATAAATTTAGTGATACCAGTGAGTGATAAATTAGCACCATCCCGCGATAAGAAAATTAATTTTTTATTATGTTCTTGTTTACACATCAAATAAACCAATTGATCAATAGCTCTATAGCCATAGGTTCTCTCATATATAGCATCTAAATTTACAATTAAAACATCTTCAACTGTTTTTAAAACAATATCATTTCTATACGGTGGAATGGCATCATGACCTTTTTCATTCCAGAAACTTAACAAAGGATGCATTGAATAATGATTAACGAATTAGGCCAGCTAGTTTTTTGATAAAAGTCAAATCTTCTTGTACAACAGGTTGGTCCATAGTAGTAGCACCAACCGGTTGCGGTGCAGGTGTAGGCTGTTGTGGAGCAGGTTGTGTGTTTGCATTTTGCTGCTGTAGTGTGGACAACAAACTTTGTGCCAATGCACGTTCACCATTGGACATGAGCCAACCAATTATGGTATTCCTGATGTCTGCGTCTGGACCTTGCACTTGTGATAATTTTTTGATTGATGTCTGTAAATCTTCAGAATCAAGATCTTGAATATGATCTATAGCAGCTATTCCGTCCACACCATCCATACCTGCTGCGATTGGTTTTTGAAACAATCTTGCTAAATTTTCTTCATCCATGTCATCCGTGTCAGAATCCCATGTGTTCTCAGTGACACCAGTCGCCCAAGATTCAAATTCTGCTGTTTCGGCGGTATTCATTCTTTTCCTATTTTGATATGCTTTATATACGTATGGTAGTGCTTCATTGAATCTATCGTCGTAGATTTTTTTTACAAATCTTTCTCGCAATTCGTCAATATCAACTTGTTCGTCCACATGGTATGAATCAGCCAACATATTCATCAACAATTCTTGACCGCGACGCCCTTGAAACTTTTTTAGATTGTCCTTGACCTCGTTGTATCTGTGCATGGCAGCTTCTACCATACCGGTGGTTTCTTGATCCTCAAAGGTACGGTTACGCATACTGCGAACAAAATGTCTCATGCTGGCCATTTCTTTGACCATTTCGTTAATTAGTTCGCTGCCTTCGTCGCCCATGCGTCCGCCATGTCTTAGATGATTAGCTGTAGCTCTGGCACCATGTAAGTT